ATCCATCGCCGTGACGGCTTCGAGAAACTCGGGCGATGCGCCGCCGAGCATCTGGAACGTGCGCAGCGACGAATCCCACTCGTTGCCGAACTCGCCTTTGCCGGCGTCGAATACCTTGTTGCAGGCGTCGTCGAACTTCTCTTGCTGAATGAGGCGCTTCGCTTCGGCCAGGATCTCGTCGGCGGTCATCTGCCGTTGCTGGGGCTGCTGCGAGTTGTCAGCGGGATGCTGGTACTGCCGCAACTGCTGCTCAAGCGCTTCACGCTGCCGCTTTTCCTCGTGTTTCTCCCGCGTGAGCTGGTCAATGCGGCGTTGAACCCAATCGTTCTTGGGCTTTTCCTGCTGCGCCTGCTGCTCGACTTGCTCTGCGGTTTGCCCGGCGCCCGGTTCCGTGCTGACTTCAGCGGGCTGTTGCGCCTGTTCCGTGGAGGCCGTAGGCGTGACGTTCTCTACTTCGTTTGAAGCGTTCTCTTCGGTTTGCATGGACGTGTCCAAGGATTGAGCCCGGTGATGCCGCACCGGTACGGACCAAAAGAAAAAGGCCCGCTCTCGTGAGAGAAACGGGCCTTCGGGAAAGCTGTGCTGCTGGGTCTTAGCGCTGACCGCCGATGATGTATTGCTCGCTCGTCGGCACAATCGCGCCAGCGGTCGTATTCACGTATTGAATCGCCAGCGTGTTCGCCGCCGACACGCGTACGTTGCCGATCGACAGGCCGACTTGATGCGAGGCCTTGTTGACATCGATCGAATCGCCCACTTGCAGACCCGGGACGTTGAACGTCTGCTCCGCGGTCGAATTGGCGGCCACCGAAGCGGGTGTCAGCGTCTGCTTGATGTTGTAGATGCCTTGAACTGGCGTCGTCGAGCCGAGGTCCTGCAGGATGCCTGGGTACATGTCACTGTCCTTGGGGAGCGGGCAAAGAAAAACCCGCGCTCGGCGGGTTCGGTTGGGGCTGCGGTTGCTGCTGCGATGGATCGGGCGGCGTACCGCTCGGCATCGGCTGAATCTGGCTCGGGTCACCGGTGCGCAGCGTCTCTGTCACCAGATGCGCTGCGATAGCGGCGATGAGTTCCGGAGCCATGTCGGGAGCAATAGCCTTCAGGCGGTCTGTCTCGGCCTTGTATGCATCGATTTGTACATGCGCATCCTCACGTCCCTGCGTGCTACGTGCCTCCTGAAGAGCCTGCGACAGATGGTTGATCATCTGTTCCATCTGCTGCATCTTCTGGTGCATGTCGGCTTCCGCCGGCGTCGGGCCTTCGCCAAGTATCTGCGGCGGGATCGTGCGGTGCAGACGCTCGGCAACCTCATCAGCCATCGGGAAGTCCGCGGCCTTGAACAACAGATCGCCCGCGACCTTCATCAACCCCTGATCCTGCGACATGATCTGCGTGAGCGCATGGAACGCTTCCTGACGGCGCGTCTCGTAGTTCGGGCCCACCTCGACCGTTACGTCATACCGGCCAATACCCGGGTTGTAGATTAATTGCGCGGCTTCTGCGGTAGTCGGCTTCTGCGATCCCTGCGGCTGAATCGGTGCCGGCTGTCCGTTCGCATCACCAACGGCGTGCGGCTGCTCCGGATTAATCTGCGCGAAATCTTCAGTGCCATCCTCGCCGACGATCCGCACCACGCGCTGCGTGTCGTAGATCTTCGGGATAAGGTCGACCATGATCCGACCGGTGTAGCGGATTGCTCGAGCAACGTTGTCGATGAAGTGATAGGTAGCCTTGTCGCCCTGCCGCTGGCGGGCAGCGATCGCAACGCCCGCATCAGCATTCGACGGTGCGCCGAACTGTTCCTGATACTGGCCGCTGGCCATCATCAGTTCCTGCTGCGCCGTTTGCATGGCTTGCAGGTAAGCAGAAGCGCCTACAGGCGGTTGCTCGCGCTGCGGACGGGGAATCGGATTACCATGCTCGTCGACGCTGTTGTAGGGCAGATACGCCTTGTTATCCTTGTTCGCGTTCGCCCACTCATCCTCATAGCCTTCGATCGCTTCAGCCGGCGCAATGTAAGGCGTCTTCGTCTGCAACGCGATGTATTCGACGTTCGCCGAGGTCATGTAGTTGTACATGCGCGCAGCGTCTTTCATGCCGCGTGTATGGCCCTTACGCTCGACCTTGCCGTTGATGACGATTTCCTCGCCTACTACGCGCACGATCGGCAGATAGCGGCCAGGCCACTCCTTCCGGTCGATGATCTTGTCGCCCGCGATCTTGCACCACTTGAAATGCGGCTCGGTGATCTCGCGCTTCTTCACGCTGTCGTCGGCGAGTAGCGTCTTGCTCTCGGCCTCATCCTTCACATCGGACAGTTTCATCGGGCCTTTGACCGGATGATTGACCAGCATGTCCTTTTTCTCGGCGCGGTAGAAGTACTCGCACACACGCACATGGTCTTTGTCGAGCCACGGATCACCGGTCGCAGACATCGGAAACGTGACGCTCGCCGGGTCTTCGCCCGGATACTGCGCCTCGTATTCCTCTTTGGGCACGTCCTCGAATACAAACCCGAACTTGGCGTCTGCACCATCGGCGGACTGAATGTCCGGGTCGATCATGACTGACAACGGATCCTTCACGCGCCGGATGAAGATTTCCTGTTCGAATGAGCCGTCATGCGCATAGTCGGTGATGACGCGCCAATAGCCAAGGCCGCCCTGTACCGCGAACTCGGTCGCCGTGTCGTATGCGATCTCGGCGTGCGAGTTGTATTCGACGTGACGCATGATGCCGTCGAGAATTTTAGCGATCTGGATATCAGCCTGGCCATCGACCGGGAGCGTCTTGATACTCGGCTTGTTCTGCTTCGCGTCGTTGATGATCTGGAGATTGTGCTGACGGACCTTATTGATGGTCAGGCACGGCCGCGAGTCGCCATCTCGAGACTGGCGGATGCGGTCCGGCCACTGCCAGTTGTTATCCGGGTCGCCGTTGGCGAATTTCATGTCCTCGACGAACAGCTTGCGGAACTCGCTTTCGGCGTCCTCGCAACGGGCGAATCTATCCTTGGCTTCCTTGACGATCGGGTCCAGCCCGCTCGATTCAGCGTCGTCAGATTTGCGTTTGCGTGCCATTTAGACAGGCTTCCTTAAGACATCCAGCCGCCAGCACCAACTGATGGGCGGCGGACAACAGGTTTAGGTTTCGGAGGCGTCGGCTCTTCCCAGATCACGCAGCCAAGGCCAAATCCGTCAGCGCCGTGGCTGGCCCAATCATGTTCGGGACCTAGGCCGATGCCGCGCGCCTGATCGCGCTTTTCGTGATACCAGCCAAGTGCGTCGCGGCCTTTTTCAGTCGTTTCTGCGTTGAAACGGATCTGCGGGAACAGCACACGCGCGCGCTCTATGCGCTGCATCGCTGCGCCTTTGCCCTGATTGGGAACGACCGTTACCTTGTATCCAGCGGCCTTCAGCGCCGACTGATACGAGACGTCATAAACCTTGTCCTGCGTCGATCCATCATGCGGCAGCCAGAACTGCGCGCGATCAGGCGTATAGCCCTCTGACCGACACCACGCTACGTGCGCATCGACAGGCTGACCAACAACCTCGTAGTAATTCACGATCCGGATCTCACGACCGATGAACTGCATCGCCCAGATCACGAACGCATCAGCACGTGCACCCGTCCCGCCGATGTCGCAGATGAGGCGAATCGTCATCAGCGGGTCAGCCGGGAAGAAGCCGATTCGGCCCTCCTCTTTCGCCACGGCCAGGTGCTTCGTGAAGTACGCTCCCTCGAGCGCAGTCACATATCCACCTTCCCATATGTGGTCGCACTGCTCCGGCCGCTCGTCGAGATCGGTCTGACGGTCGCGCTGCAGCTTTCGTGGAAACTTCGGGTTATCGCGCCAATTCAGCTCGACCACCTTCACGCGAGGGCTTTCGGTGTATCGGAAGCGCTTTTCGACCGCTGCCGTCTTCCGCTTCGGATTCCACGTCACCCACAGCTCAGCGTTCCAGTCGTCGCCCTCTTCCCGCAGTGTCGGTATCAGCGTGGTGAACGCTTCATCGGTCACTGGCTCAGCCTCATCAACCCAGCAGAGCAGAATCCGGCCCTTGGACTTCACGGAAGCGATGTTGCGATCAAGGCCGGAGAACGCGAATGAAATACGCCCGTCACGGCTTTTGATGTACTTCTCGCCTACCTCGTAATACCCAGCCAAGAACGGCTCTTCTTCAATCGCTCGCTTTACTTCCTCGAGCGAGGAATCTTCAAGCGAATTCATGAACTGCCGCGCACACAACAGAATGCCAGTGATACCGGCCGATCCGTACATATAGCCGCGCACCGCA